CAACACCAGCAATGAAGTTTGGTTCTATGTTTCATAAGGCAATTCTTGAACCAAAAGACTTTGCTAATAGTTATCAATTACTTGATGATAAAAGGTCAAAAAGAGGCAAAGAACTTGCCCTTGCTTTTCAGACAAGAGGCATTGAGACTTACACCTCAACAGAATTTGACACTATCGCAGCAATTAGAAAGTCACTAGAAAAAGATGCTTTTGTTTCTAAATATTTAATAAATGATATTAAGGGTGCATCTGAACAATCTTACTGGTGGACACATAAGGCAATAGGTCTGCAATGCAAATGCCGTTGTGATTATGTTGTTGATGATATGGTGATAGATCTTAAAACTACAGGTGAAGGAGGTGCATCACCAGATGCTTTTACCAGAACTATTGTAAATTTTAAATATCATCTACAGGCTGCACATTACTTGCAAGGAACTGGCTGCAAGAAATTTGTTTTTGTTGCTGTAGAAAAAGTATTCCCATACACAGTTGCAGTTTATGAATTATCTGGAAGCTTTATTGAAAAGGGCTTTCAGTTGCAAGAGCAAACATTACAGCAAATCAAACAAGCCCAAGAATCTGGTATTTGGGCTGGTCATAGCGATCAAGAACCAGATGGAATCAAAACCCTCACCCCACCAAAATGGATTTAATTATGACTAGACCACTTTTAACAGGTATTATCCAACCAGAAGATATTTTCTTTAAAGGCAAATATCAATATGTTTCATGGGCAAAAATTGCTAATTATTTACATGAACACGCAAAAGGCTGGGATTTTCATTTACAACTCCCTCCAGAATCGCCTTCAAACCCTCTGTCAAATCTCGCTGTATGGAAAGCACCTGACGAAACTGGCTTTTTAATGGGTTACTTTACAGATCCAGAAGGCAATCAAACCAGTTCTTTCCCTTATCCAATTATGGATAATAGAAACAATCCTATTAAATGGGATAAGATTTCTTCAAGAGATATAACAGACTCACACCGCAGAGCTTTATGTGCTTGTGCTGCTTTTACCTTTTCTCTTGGTTCAGAGTTATGGACAGGTAATGAAATAGTAGGATCAAAAGAAATCAAAACAAATATAAAAGATAGATCAGCCGCCCCAGCAGAAACAATCTTTGTACTAGCTTCAAATGCTATACAAAAAGCAGAGACCATAGAAACCCTCATGGGTCATGGGCAGAATGTTGAAGTTAGATATACACAGGGTAAACTAACTCAAGATGAATATACAGAATTAAATAAACAAATTAATATTAAAAAAGAACAACTTGAGGTGAATGTATGACCATCACAGAAACTAGATACTTAACAACAGAGCAACTTGCAGAAAGATACGGCAAGAATCCTATAACCATCAAAGCATGGCGGTGGAAAAACTACGGCCCTCCTTACTTCACTTTAAAACCAACAGAAGTTCCAAAAGGGCAACCCCGAACAAGATACCCCTTAAATGATCTTTTGGTCTGGGAAGAAATAAACAACATCACACCTATTAATTCTTTTTAAAAATGGCAAACGCAGCTTTTAACGCAAAATTCAGAATTGTTGACAACAACAGTGATCGAGAAAATGCACCAGAAAGAAATCTAATTATTGATATTTCTACAAGAGAGGCTTTAAAAATGGCTAAATGGTTAGAAACTATGGCCTCTAATGCCACACAGGAGAACACTACGATTCGTATTTATAAAAGCAAATCAGAGTATACCGAAGTTGATGGCTTTTCTATTTGGGGCGGTATGTGGGGCAACTCTGGAAGAATACAACCTCTGAACCCCAAACCAGCGTCACAAAGAACTATTGATGTAAAGGCAAATCAATCTGAACTACCATCTGATATTCCTTTTTAAATGAGTGATTGGATAGTTGTGCGGTTTCCAAATAATCCCTACATAGGCCAAATTTATTACAGCCCTGATACAGAAAGAACCTTTGAGTTCTGTCAAATTACAAAGACTGATGAACTCACAGGAATGGTTATTGAATCTGCTACATGGTTTGATATTACCGATAAAGATTTAATTTAATCTTTACCAAATAAAACATATAAAAGGCGACTCTTAAAAGTTGCTTTTTTTTTCTTTAATTTTGCCTCATATTTAAAAATTACGTCTTGTTGGTCACAAATTATTTCTAATGCCATACTGACAAAATGCCCTTGTTTACTAGCTGTTTTTAATAAATCAACAGCATACATTTTTACCTCATTAATATCAGTTTCTTTTTCTATTACGTTTATCTGCTTTTTCATTTCAAACTCTTCTTCAAGAGTCATCTTAGAATTTAAAACTTTTATTATCTGTTTCATTTAACTGGAAATAATTTACTCTCTAGTAAATCAACTAATGAATTATCAATATCATTATCAGTTTTATCTACGCAGTAGCGTAAAATTTCAAGACATAATTTTCTAAGACTTTCACTTCTCGCAAAATTTAAAAGTAATGGTTTTAATAAAGCTGTCATTTTTCTAATATGTTTCTTTCCAAACATACCAATATTTGCTATTTTTGGCTAACTACCTATATCAGCCTTAAAACGCTATCTCCTCACACATTATAGTAGTTACCTAATATGGAAGATCAAGAACCAAGCAAAGTAGAAACTGTTGTCAAAATTTGTATTCTGATTTGGTCGGCCACGCTCTTAAGCCTTTCATACTATGAACCAGCAGACGGCAAAAAAATTGTAGATTTTGATCCGACATTTATTGCAAGTATTTTCAGCGCATCGACCGCGAGCCTCGGTTTATCTATTAAAGGTAATAGAAATAACAACAAAAAAGACGTTATAGTGGATAATAAGAACAATAATGTAGGTATTAAATGAAAAAACTGCTACTTATTGCCTGTTTTATGCTCCCTTCAGCCGTTTTTGCTAATTTGACTCACTCTATTTCAAGTTCTGTAAAATTAGAAAGTTTGTCAGCAGCAACTTCAGCCGACAAAATTGGGTCATCTTACAGTATTAGCGGCAACAACGTCACAACTGTGGATTCAAACTCAGCCGCAACGATCGGGGGGTTTGGTTCTACAAGCTCAGGAATCCCTAGTATTACGTTTCCTTCAGCAAGTCAGCACACAAGTGGAGAGGCCTTTTCGTTTAGTACTAGTTACCTCGAAGGGGACGCTACTTCTGGATCAGCCCCAACGGTAGGAACAGTTGGTAATTTTAGTGACCTTACCTCTACAAGTGCTGGATCAGTAGGTACAGCAGCAGTCACCTTAGATAATCACACCATGACGCTTACAGGTGGAACAGGAACAGGAGTTGTTCTAACTGGTCAATTTGTAACTGACTTAACTATTGATTGATGTGGAAATATCTGCCTTTTATATTTTTCATTAGTCCAGTTTATGCACAAACTGTAGTCCCCAACTTTAATTCTGCTACTAGCACATCACGCAGCGTGACTACAAATAATCTCACAGAGCAAATAAGAGAGGTTCGCTATAATTCAGGTTATACCTACAGTGTCACTGGTTCTGGCATCTCATGCGGCAACTGTGATTCAATATCCATGCCAAATGCCACAGTGACAGAAACCATCAATGGAACTACCTACGAATGGACAGGCTTGAACATGGATCAAAAACCTCAATGGCAACAAACCACTCAAGGCAACGCTTTTCAATTCTCAGAGTTTTACAAAGGCCCTTCTTTAGAATCAGTAATCGATATCACAAGGCAAGTCACTTCAGAGGTGGTAACCGATACTACTATTATTTTTTCCAACTAATAACGCTTTTTTCTTGTCTGCCTAGTTATGCCAATCAAAGTACAATAGCTAACCCGCAATCGAATACAAGCTCATCGGTATCGAATTTTGCCACTCAGGTTTTAACAGGGCCAATGACAGAAAATACTTATGGTAATGGTATAAAATGTTCTGGAGCTACACTATCAATCAGCCCGTTTGCAACCACTTCGGTCGCAGTAAAGCGGCCTCAAGACTACATCTTCCATACGCCAGTCTACAACGAAGCAACAGACTCAGATGGCAATCTCACAAATGCTGGTGAAATTCTTTACTACAGAGAAAATTACAGTGGAAACAAAGATTCTACTTCTTTAAATTTTGGAATAGCAGCCACAATATCTGTACCACTTGATAAGCGTTTTCAAAATGCTTGTCTTAAAAGTGCTACCACTCAAGAGAAGATAATGAGACAGCAGTTGTCAACAGCCAGATTAAATTACGAATTAGCAAGATTAAAAAACTGCCATGAGCTTAGGGTTATTGGTGCTGAATATGCCCCTGACAGTCCATACTTCGGTCTTTGTGAAGATATAGTAAGTAAACCTAAAATGAACCAAGTTATACCTCACACACACAAAATTGACCTTAAAAAGTAATTTTGCTTCACTCAGAATGGCCTACAAAGGGCCTCTGGATTTCTATGCTTATGTTTGTACCTTTGATTTATGCTTAGATTTTGTCAAACGCTTTATGGCAGTTTTGATGAGGTTTTTGAGTAAATTGGCTATGATAGGTGAACCAGCCGCAGTAACAGCAATAATTGAAGTGCTAACAAGAACAGGAGAGCTAGGTATCCATTTCTCAACAAAGGTTGAATCTCTGAAGATTTCATAGCAGCGTCCATTTTTTACAGAATGACCTATGACCACTTGTAACTTAAGGTCATTT